TAGCTTACGAAGAGACATTCAAGCCTAACTGGTTAGGCAAATTGTTCTAAGATTGACGGGGAGAGAAAATGGCCACCAGCAGGTATCAGAAAGATCAGATCATCGGGGCGCCTCAACGGCTCGCTTCCTCACAGGCGATCCTGCGAATTCGACAGGCAATCGCGAATGGTTCAATAGCGACCCGTGAGATCACCACCACCGAAGCGCAACGTCTCGATCACATCGCTGGTGATCTCTACGGAGATGGCAAGCTCTGGTGGGTTATCGCCATCGCTTCTGGGGTCGGCTGGTGGTTGCAGGTCCCGCCCGGGACTCGTCTCCTTGCTCCGACAAACGTGAACTCAGTTCTGGAGCTTGTGTAACCTTGCCACGTTCACCACTTCTCAATGCTGCAACCAACGAGCTTGCTCAGTACTTCGGCGCGATTACCGACGCTGATTACATCGACAGGACATGGGAGGCACGCCTTGTCGCCCGCGCGAATAGAAAAGCTGCTTCTACCACAACAAATCTACAGAGCTCATATCGAACCGATCTCGATAAAATTAACGCGCTCGGGGACGTGATCAGGGTCGCTGCTGAGCCGAGGACAGGATCTCCATCAGCAGAGCATATCTCTGATCTCATCAACGGAGCACTCAGCATCAGCGCCTTCCTCGGAAATGTGAATAATGTTGATCAATTGAGCGTCGAGGACAAGTACGGTTCACAGTTCAAGATCGCTGGTATCGGAGAAAAGAAGAGCATCTTTTCGGGCGCAAATTTCGAAAAGATTAGCGGAATCGGAGCTCCGAGCAAGATAAACACGTCCCCGACGGAACCCACGAATCAGGCTCCGAACGTGTACGCTGTAGCAGTCGCGAATCCAGCTATGGGACCAGCGACGAGGGACATGGGACCGATCGAGGTTTTCATGAACGCGATTCCGACGCTTGAACTGTCGAAATGCGTTCCATATGTGAACGTTGAGCTTGTCACCTCACGTCCAGCGACGGGTGCGGATGGCAATACGGTCGCCCCGACTCTGCTCAGGTTTCTCAACCCACCGGGACTCGGGTCTGCCGACTCTGCGATGTTAGGCGCTCAAGCGACGCCAGTGGGATCCGAGGTTCTCGATTTTGGAATCGGAACACGATCTGGCATGGAGCTTTTCACAGCTCCTCAGACGCTCGTCAACATGGACGCTCACGGAGCGGAGTACGTACCGGTTATCGATCGACTTCGCCCTCTCGCCTCCCTCGGTGAGCTTAGCGTCTCTGTTAAGATGCAGAAGAACACCTCATCATTCTCACAGATCAGGATGGAGATCACGGTACATGATCGATCTCGACTTCGTGAGATCGCTGATCTCGTCCGACCTGATCTCTACGGAAGAACATTCATCGACGTCACTTACGGGTGGTCACATCCTGACGGGGGACTCAAATCAAGCAACTCGTTCGGAAAGTTCCTTGACGCTTTGAAGGTGGAGGGTCGCTACAGGATTGCGACATCAAGTTACAACTTCGAGGAAGGCGGAGGAGTAAAAATCTCTCTAAATCTCTTTTCAGTGGGAAGCACGGATCTTCTAAGCTTATCAACCCGAGCAACTCGGCAGTGGCAGCATGATCTTGAACGCATAGTTCGGAAAGTGAAAGAAGCCCTAGCGCTCGTTCGAGCTTCGGGCCTCCCTGGTCCAGGGATGGCAAAGTACGATTTCGTGAATTCAATCACCGATCCAACATCACTCATTAAAGCTGCGAGCGATAGCAGCTTCATGAATGCTCTTGACTCCCTTCAGGAGCAGAAAGGAAAGGGCATCACTATGGATAAGAGCGATGCCATAGTGAATGCTTTTGCTGACGCTTTCGGAGAGGTGACTCTGAGCAAGGGTGCGTGGAAAGCGAAACCAGGGACAAATGGCACAGTTTTTGAAATCGCTGATAAACTAAAGACAAGCTACACGGAGATGGTCGGAAAAATTCCAAAAATGGGAGATGATGGCATCTCAGATGATTTTTTCACGGATCTTGAGGGACGACGTGCCGGAGGTTGGTACGACTCGAATGGAGGCACGGCACAGCAGGCACTGGATTACGTGAAAGGTAAGAACCCGGCCGAATCGGGCGGTTTCTCATCGCTGGGTTCGATTTTTATGTCACTCGTCGCGAATCCGCTTGCTGATTCAGGTCAGTACGAGGAAGTTCAGGTCATCTTTTACCCTCTCAATGATTACGCGGGCGCTCTTCACGGCTGTCCCCTAAGCTGGTTTCCGATCAGCAAGAACAAGCTCAGCTCCTATGTGTCCGAGTTCGTGACCAAAAATCCAGAGATGTCGCTCCATCAGATGATTGAGCTGCTCAACAGTAGATTCGTTGGGTTTCCTGTCGACCCAGCTTACATGATGGCAGATTTTTACAACAAAGATAAGGCTTCGAAGGGAACGGCTGAGTTTGCCAAGGGCAAGAACGCAGCTTCATTCTTGGCGACCCAGGAGGAACGCTTAGAGAAAGTTGGTATCTACGAAAAGAAATTCATTCAACCGAAGCTTGGAATTTTCGTTGAGGGAGCTCCTCTTCTCGACGCGCGTGGAGAGAAGCTTCGCTACTCGGATGGAACAGCAAAGACAATAATAAAGATTCATGTCTTTGACTCAAGCGCAACAGCCACCAGAACTCTCGGTGAAATGCTCACGGCAGCTCGTGATGACCAACTCGGGGTGATAGTCGGACCGGTCTCTGATGCAACACGTGAGGCAGTCGGCAGCCCGGGTAAGGAGTTCATCACTCAAAGACGTCAGGATCTCAATGCGGTCCTTGAAGCCGGTGAGAAAGCTGGATTGCTGAAAAAGCTTGACACCTCAAACGTTAAAGGAAGCGACGGAAAGCCCATTGAGGGTCTGCCACCGATGTACTCGGTAGCGGGAGACTACAATGATATCAAACGTCTTGTGTCTGCTGGAATGCCAACCTTCACCTACGGTTCGATGAACTCGGGAATAATCAACGCTTCACTTGCGAGCGTATCGAATGCCGGCTTTGGTAATGCCATGATGGTAAGGTCATTTCAGGCTCCCGGCGAGGTGGCACCTGATGTCGTTGACGGCGGAGTTCCCATGCAGCTCATTCCAGGTTCACTGAGTCTCTCGACGTTCGGTTGTCCGCTCTTCTTCCCGATGCAACGTGTTTTCGTTGATTTCGGAACTGGAACTTCAATCGACAACGTGTACTTCGTGCAAGGAGCCGAGCATAAGATCGGTCCATCAGGATTTAAGACTGACGTCAAGCTCAGCTACGGTGAGGGCTTCGCGACCTACACAAGCTTGAGCCAGAATCTCGCGATGCTTGCCGTTCGGGTGAAGAATGCAATGTCAGAGAAAGCCCCGAGTGACGCTTCGCCGACTGCGCCACCCGCTCCCGTGAAACTCTCTGGTCCCCGGGAAGAGAAGAACGCGATTGATCGCGCAAAGATAAAGGAGCGCGAGTTCCTGCAGGCCGCTGGTCGCGCGATCGGCAAGTCACTCGCGCCCGCCGCACGCGTTGCAATCGAAGTTCAGATGAAGATCGATGCTGAGCTGCAGAAGGTGAAGGACAGGATCGCGCTTGAGGTTGAGGAGGCAAAGGTCGCAGCCCAGGCGAAGATCGAGGCGATGATACCGGAGGAGGTCAAGATCGCCGCCGCTGAAGCGCAGAAGAAAGCTGCCGAGGTTGCTGCGAAGTACGCAGAGGTCCAATCTGACATCGAGCAGGCGAAGAGAATCGTAGAGCTCATCTTGAACGCTGACGAGTACATCGCCGCGATGGGAGCTGAAGCTGCCGGGATCGTCATGGCTGCTGCGAAAGAGGAACTCGACCAGCAGCTGAAGGACAAACCGCCCAAGGCTCCGAAGTGATGTGAAAAAGTAGGGTGGTCTCGTTAGGGTTGCTCATGCTATCAATCTCGAGATACGCCCTTAACTCACCCAAGAACCTTGTCTTCGAAGGTGGTTCATCCCGTTGGGAGTCGGAGACTCAAGGATCCTGGATGTTAGGCGACCCTCAGGCATCGATGTCTGTTATCGCTCTCTTCGAGACTCTCGGGATAGAATCACCCGCACCGATCCCTCCGGAGTATGAGAGATCGATGGATGGCCTCGCGCGTGGCCAAGTTCCGTGGCCCCTTGTCATTCCGATCGGTGCGCTCCGGGATCACGCTGAACGTGTCAGCAGCATCCTCGAGGAAGCTCTGGAACGTCTCGAGGGCTACGCAGATGTCATGGCTCGCTCACGCCGCGTGCTCGAGGCCCTTCGACCCTGTAGGATCGATCTCGCAGCGCTTCGGATCTGCCAGACAGGATCGTCCTCTCACATTCTTGATTCCTTCGAACCAGGACCTGATTTCATGGTTCAACCACCGGTCTACTCCCATGCGACCGCAACGGGTCGACTCACGGTGAAGGAGGGCCCGAGGATCCTCACGTTGCAGAAGGATCATCGTCGGATTCTGTCGAGCAGGTTTGACGGCGGTCAGATGATGCAGATCGACTTTGTGTCTCTCGAGCCCCGAGTCCTTCGCTTGCTTCGAGCTGGTGTTGCACCCATCGACATCTATTCCGACGTCTCAGAACGTCTCGGGGGGGCCGCGAATCGCAGGCAGGTGAAGCTTGCCACGCTGAAGATGCTTTACGGATCTTCACGGGCTGGTGTAGCCGAGGAAGTCGGAAATCTTAGCTCCAGCATGGTGAAGCAGATTGAGGATTACTTCGGACTTTCAACCCTTCGGGCACGTCTCGCATCAGATCTGGGACGAAGTGGTATGATCAAGAGTCACTGGGGCCGGCCGCTCCCGGAAGCTCGTGACCAGCATCTTCTCGTTTCACACTTCACGCAATCCACAGCTGTTGACGTCGCGCTCGGAGGATTCGGTGACGTCTTGGAACGTGTCAAGGCACTGGATCTCGATGTCGTTCCCTGCTACGTCCTGCATGACGCGCTTCTTGTTGATGTTCATCCGGGCTCGATGGAGCAGCTGATGGCAATTTCTGACGAAGGAATAGATGTCGAGGGCTTGGGACACTTCGAAGTTTCCCTTTCACCGGCCTATGTATCACAGGAGACTGCATGAGCATTCGTGATAACCTGAAATCGAAGTACCGGAGCTTCGGAGACAACCCACCACGATGGGCGGGAAGCGGACTCGGTCGTGCTGATCGTGACCCCGACGGATTGCTCAAAGGCTTGGGTCTTTCGAGATTCAGGGGTAAGGGTGAGGACGGACTTCAGGACATATACAATATCCTTGAGCTCGCGATAAGATCAAGCGTCCTCAACGGTCTCTACACTGGAATCAGCAAGCGTGAGAGCCAGGGACAGGTCATCGTTGAAGCTGCGGCTGATCTGTACCGCTTTGGTTCTGGCCAGGCTGTCATGATCAGATTCATCCGTGCCACGCTCGCTGCCGCTGACAAGCTGGGCTGGATCGCGATCCCCAGCGGTCTCAAGACGAACGTGACAAGCTCAGGAACAGGTGTCGTTATTAGTTGGGAAGGGTTTGCAAAATGAACGTCATCCGCCAATAATAAGGCATGATGAACGAACGCGAACTTACCGACCTCTGGACAAGCTACACCAAACTCGTTGACAAGATCGATCGCGGTGACGGTCTCACTCGGATGATGGAAGATCTCGGTGAGAGACTCCTCATGTGTCCCGCTGAACCTCGAAATGACAGTCCCGGCTGCGAGCCGGGTGGTCTCATCCAGCAGGCGATCACTGTCGCAAAGGGCATGAAGAAGCTCAATGATGGTTTCGGTATGGGAGCTTCGACGGAGTCCATCCTTCTTGTCGGTCTCCTCCACGAGCTCGGCAAGGTCGGCAACCTCAAGGAATCGTACTTCGTTCCGGAGGAGGAGAGCTGGCGTCGCGAGAAGCTCGGCGCTTTCTACAAGCCCAACGAGGGCATGTCACGAATGACGATTCCGGAGCGCTCGCTCTATCTCCTGCAGCATTACGGCGTCCATCTCACCGAGGAGGAGTTCATGGCGATCCGTGGTCCGAGCCGTCCGCCTGATTGGGTCGAAAGTCGTCTGGCTCCGACCGCCGAGCCAACGCTCACAATTCTCCTTCGCTCCGCACGTGATATTCTCGTCAGAAAGGTTGGAAGCGAATAATTAAAAGCATGAAGACGCTGGACAGAAAAAACCTTCGACTCATGATTATGGAAGCGCTTGATGGAATGCGTCAGTGTTCCGAGTGCGGATCGATGTATGAGGCTGGTGAAGTCCATGAGTGTGGCATGTACGAGGGCGAGAAAGATGAGGACGAGCTCGATGAGTTCTCAGGTGCCGGTGCGATCGCTGGTTATACGATGCCGCTCGGCATGCGTCCGCCTGGTCCACGTCGCGATGTTGTCAACGTCGCCCGTCGATCGTTCGGTGGTCTTGGTAAGCGAAAGAAAAGAAAGAACCGCTGAAAAAACTCAACCCATAAATTACAATCTCCCTATGTTCTGGCCCGAAAGGCGGGACATCGGGTAAACCCCGGAGAGGGGAAGCGAAAGCCGAAACTCTCCGTCTATCAACAACAATCAATCAAGGAAAAACTAAAACATCATGGCAATCGATCTCGACGCAATCCGCCGCAAGCTCGGCGAACTCTCCGGTAAGAACAACAAGCGTGACCAGCAGTGGAAGCCCGAGGAGGGCAAGGAGTACACGGTACGACTCCTGGCATTCCAGAACAACGACGGTCAGCCCTTCAAGGATCGCTGGTACTACTACGGCGTTGGCAACAGCCCAGGTATCCTCGCGCCCTTCCAGTTCGGCAAGGCCGATCCCATCAAGGAGCTTCGTGGTAAGCTCTACGATGAGGGCAGCGACACGAGCCGTGAGCTCGCGAAGAAGGTTGCTCCGAAGATGCGCACTTTCGCTCCTGTCATTGTTCGTGGTGAGGAGGACAAGGGCGTTCGAATCTGGTCCTTCGGTAAGATGGTTTACCAGGACATCCTGAACCTCATGCTCGATGAGGACTACGGCGATGTTACCGATCCGCTCGAGGGCCGCGACATCCGTGTCTCGGTCTCGAAGCTTCCCGGCAAGCAGTTTGCCGACACGAAGATCTCACCCCGCGCGAAGGTTGAGCCCCTCAGCCGTGACTCCGCCCAGGCGAAGAAGTGGATCGAGTCGATCCCCGAGGTTGACGAGGCTGCGAACCTCAAGCCGTATGAGGAGATCGAGAAGATCGTGAATGATTGGATCAACGGTGGCAGCCCGAGCGATACTGGCACCACCCGCGGCGGTCCGGCGCCCAAGGCCGATCCGAAGCCCGATAAGCTCGCCTCTTTCGATGACGATGAGGACGATGTGAAGCCCGTGAAGCGTTCGAGCGGTGGTCCGAAGGCCGCAGCACGCGATCTCGATGATGCATTCGCCGATCTCGAGGACAGCGGGTTCTGATCCCTTAGCTGGGTGATGCGGGGGCAGGGGAGTTGAATAAGCTTCCCTGCCCTTTGCACTTTCTATCGTCTCGATTTAGAATAACGAAGGAGTAAAAATGGCAAAGAAGGATACTGCAGCAGCGAAGACCGCTGCTGATGATTTCACCAGCGAGCTCATCTCATCCCTAAACAAGGACCATGGGTCACGAATCGCGTACAACCTCGCGGTCGATGCATCCCCGACGCATGTGAAGCGTTGGATCTCGAGCGGTTGCAAGCAGCTCGACCTTATCATCGCGAACAGGCCCAGCGGTGGGCTCCCGGAGGGACGTATCGTCGAGATCTTCGGTCCTCCGTCGATCGGAAAGTCGCATATTGCAACGCAGATCGCTCGATCCACCCAGGGCATGGGTGGCATCGTAGTCTACATCGATACCGAGAATGGTACCTCGGTCGAGAACTTGGCGGCTCTCGGCGTTGATGTCTCGAAGCGATTTGTCTACGTCGACACACACTGCACCGAGGAGGTTCTCGACATCGCCGAGAAGACGATCCTGAAGGCAAAGGCGATGGCAAAGGACGTCCCGATCACCATCATCTGGGACTCAGTCGCCGCAAGCTCACCCAAGGCTGAGCTCGAGGGTGCCTACGACAAGGATACCATTGGTCTCCAGGCCCGTGCGATCTCGAAGGGCATGCGAAAGATCACCGGTGTCATCGGTGACCAGAACGTCCTCTTCGTCATCCTCAATCAGATCCGCACAAAGATCGGCGTCATGCACGGTGATCCCACGACGACCCCCGGCGGCATGGCGATCCCGTTCCATGCCTCGGTCCGTCTCAAGCTCGGTGCCGGCGCGCCGATCGAGAACAAGCAGGGCGAGGCGATCGGCATCAACGTCTGGGCGAAGACGATCAAGAACAAGGTCGCGCCTCCCTTCCGCAAGGTGCACTTCCGGATCATCTTCGGTCAGGGCATTGAGGAGCATGAGGAGGTGTTCGACGTCCTCCGCGAGCACGGTCCGGACATGGTGAACGATCATGAGGTGAGCATCGAGGGCACCGCAGCGTGGAAGACGATGCGAGTCACGAATGAGAAGAACGAGAATATCGTGGAGAAGAAGTTCCACAAGACCGATTTCGGTCAGATGTGGAAGGATCCGCAGTACAAGCCGTGGATTGATGGTCTTCTCGAGAGAGCTCTCATCCGAACCGCGGTGAACACGGCCGATCTTGACATCGATCCTGAGTCCTACGAGGAGATGCGAGCTCTTCGTGACCAGATGACCGGCGACATCGACCCGGAGGCCTAAATGCTCGGTGGAAGACCCACGCTTCTCGTGGACGGAATGAATGTTTGGTTACGCCATTTCTGTGCAAATCCAACCCTGGGCGCGAATGGACAGGCCGTCGGCGGGATCGTGGGCTTCCTTAACGAGCTAGGGCAGAAATGTGAGTTTCTGAGCCCAAGGCGAGTGATTGTCGTCTGGGAGGGAGGCGGTTCTCCCAGACGACGTGCTCTCTTCGCTGAGTACAAGACGAAGCGAAAGCCCCAGAAGCTCAACAGGTACTACGAGGGTGATATCCCTGACACTGTAGGAAACCGCAACTGGCAGGTTGCGACCCTCGTTCAGATTCTGAAGCTCCTACCGGTGCAGCAGAGCTATGTCACCGACTGCGAGGCTGACGATGTCATCGCATACGTCGCCCGCTACCGCCTGAAGGACGATCCGTGCGTCATTATGTCATCGGACAAGGATTACTACCAGCTTCTGGACGATCGTGTCAGGATCTGGAGCCCAACCTCGAAGTCTTTCGTCAACGAGCCCGACGTCCTGACCCGTTTCGGGTGCACGGCGAAGAATTTCGTGTCTACTCGTTGCTTCGTCGGTGACGCTTCCGACGGGATCCCGGGAATCGACGGCGCGGGCTGGAAAACTATGGCCAAGAGGTTCCCAGAAGTCGCGGGAGAGGCCCTGCTCAGCCCGGATGATATTGTCAGCCTTGCAGCTGCGAAGGTGGCTCCGAAGGCCCCACAGTTGTTTCAGAGCATAGTTGACGGAGCTGCCGAAGCACGTCTAAACTGGCAGCTGATGAATCTTGACGTCTCCTCGCTGTCTGGAAATCAAGTCGGGAAAATCGATTCCGGACTCGAATCATTCAAGCCAGAAGCCAATAAGATGGAGTATCTCAGGCTGCTCGTCAGGTCCGGAATCAACAATTTCGATCGAGAGCGCGCTTTCTTTCAACTGACAAGTCATCTTCTTCATACTTAAGGACACTCATGCTCTCAAACGAGATTAACGCCGGTGAGGCCCTGTTTCGCCAATATGGGAAGCAGTTCCAGGAAAAAATCTTCCAAAGTCTACTGACAGACCACGCCTGGGCAGCCCAGATGGTCGAGGTGATGAAGCCCGATTACTTCGACTTGAAGTACCTCGCGTTTCTGACGGACCGCTACTTCAAGCATTTCGAGAAGTTCAAGTGCTTCCCGACGATGCAGCTCCTGGTGTCGATCATCAAGGAGGACCTGCAGCAGGGTCCTGATGCGATCCTCAAGGACCAGATCATCGACTTCCTGCACCGGATGCGGGCGAACCCTGACCCTGGTGACCTCGGCTACACGAAGGAGAAGTCGCTCGATTTCTGCAAGCGACAGGCTTTCCGTGAGGCGCTCGAGAAGGCAGTCGAGATGGTCGCGACGGATAAGTTCGAATCGGTCGTGGACCTGATGAAGAAAGCCGTCTCCGTCGGCATGGCGAACACCACGGGTCACGATTTCTTCGAGGATGCTGAGGCGCGCTTCGTGAAGATCAACCGCAACCCGTGCCCGACGGGTCTCAACGTCCTTGACAGCAAGGAGATCTTCCGTGGTGGTCTCGGTCGCGGCGAGCTCGGAGTCGTTGTGGCACCGACGGGTGTCGGCAAGTCGCACTGGCTCACGGCGATGGGAGCTCACGCTCTCAAGATGGGTAAGAACGTCGTTCATTACACGTTCGAGCTCACGGAGACAGCTGTCGGCCTTCGTTACGACTCGAACCTCTGCGGAATTCCCTCGAACGAGGTTCCCGACATGAAGGACGACGTTCTCAACACATACAAGAACATGGACCTCGGTCGTCTCATCATCAAGGAGTACCCGACAGGTACCGCAACGGTGCAGATGATCAGGAATCACATCGAGAAGCTGAGCCTGAAGGGGTTCGTCCCAAGTCTCATTGTCATCGACTACGCCGACATTATGAGATCCTCCAGGACCTTCGACTCCCTTCGTCATGAGCTGAAGCTCGTTTACGAGGAGCTCAGAAACCTGGCGATGGAGCTCAACCTCCCGATCTGGACCGCATCGCAGGCGAATCGTGAGGCGTCGGGTGCGGAGGTCGTCGGTCTCGAGAACATGAGCGAGGCGTATGGCAAGGCGATGGTCGCTGACGTCGTCGTCTCGATCTCCCGTAAGCCGAGCGAAAAAGCTGATGGGTCAGGTCGTCTTTTCGTGGCAAAGAATCGAGCTGGGAAGGACGGCGTTCTTTTCCCTATTCACATCGACACCGCGCAATCTAGGATTAAGATTCTTGATGAGAACAGCTTGACGCTGAGTGAATCCATGACGCAAGATAACAATGATGCCAAGAAGCTCCTGCGCAAGAAGTGGCAGGAAGTTACGGGCGGGAAATAAGGAGAAATGATGACTTACAGTAAGGCAGAGGTCTTGAGGCGAGCTAGCGAGTACTTCGAGGGAGATGAGCTAGCACCGGATGTTTTCATGAAGTACGCCCTTCGTGACGCTGATGACAACATCCTCGAGGCCGATCCGGATCAGATGCACCGTCGACTCGCGAAGGAGTTCGCCAGAATCGAGGCGAAGTATCCGAATCCGATGGGAGAGGACGAGATCTACGAGCTCCTCAAGGGTTTCGCGGATGTCGTGCCGCAGGGATCGCCGATGTCAGGAATCGGAAACCCGCATCAGCTCCAATCGCTCTCGAATTGCTTCATTGTGGATCAGCCACATGACTCTTACGGTGGCATCCTTTTCTCCGACCAGGAGCAGGTACAGATCATGAAGAGACGTGGAGGCGTCGGAATGGATGTCTCCAACATTCGCCCTCGTGGACAGCCCACGACGAATGCAGCGAGGACCACCGACGGCATCGGCGTCTTCATGGAGAGGTTCTCGAACTCCTGCCGAGAGGTCGCTCAGGGCGGTCGTCGCGGTGCACTCATGCTCACGATCGACTGTCGTCATCCAGAGATTGAGACCTTCATCGATATCAAGCGCGACCTGAAGAAGGTCACGGGCGCGAATATCAGCATCCGTTTCACGGACGAGTTCATGCAGGCGGTCGAGAGCGGGTCTGATTTCACGCTCCGCTGGCCTGTCGAGGCGCATCCGCTCGACGCAGAGATCTGCAAGGTCGTCAATGCGAAGCAGGTCTGGGACAAGTTCGTGGATGCTGCGTGGTCCTCTGCAGAACCAGGCGCTCTCTTCTGGGACACAATCGTCAATCAGGGTATTGTGGACTGCTATCGAGATGTCGGATACAAGACAATCTCGACGAATCCTTGCATCACGGGAGATTCCCTAATCGCGGTCGCAGATGGACGAAATGCAATAAGCATTGCACAACTTACGCAAGAGGGTCGTGACGTTACGGTCTATTCTACAGACATCAAGACGGGACGGACTGTTATAAAGATGGGCAGAAATCCCCGTCTCACCGGGGAAAAGAGAGAGGTCTGGAAGCTAACACTGGATGATGGATCGTCTCTTCGCGCCACCCCAGATCACAAGATTCTCCGTAAGGATCTCGTGTATGTTCCTCTCTCCGAGCTGAAGTCTGGTGATAGCATCGTTCCATTCAACTCCTTCGATTCAAACGGATACAGACAGATCTGTAATACGGGAGAGAAGCTCAAGGGAGACGGCTTCAGGAATAGACGGCAGTATCGTCTCATTCACGAGTTCTTTGACGGACCAGTTGACGCGAAAACTCACGCAATCCATCACTTGGATTTTGACAGCTACAACGATCGAATCGAAAACCTGTCCGTTCTTCTTCACGAAGACCATCGCGAGCTTCATGCCTCCAAAATGAGAGGGGAAAACAATCCCTATCATCGGATGGACGATGAGTGGAAACATAGCTTCGCATCTCATCCAGGAGAAACCAACGGAAGGTTCAGCGGCTTCACGAATGAAGATCTAATTTCTGAGGGCCAGAAGATCTACGCACGCGATGGAAAGATCACCAAGCGGTCATGGACATCACATGCCAAGTCCATCGGTGCGCCAGTACACATCTCTAATGAGTTTAGATTTGAAAACTTTAGCAACTTCAAGAGCTGTGTCATTGGAAACCACAAGGTCACCTCTGTGGAATTCGTCGGCTTTGAAGATGTCTATAACATCACTGTTGATGATAACCACAACTATTTTGTGATTACTTCAAATTCAGATGACAAGTTTATAGAATCTTCTGGTATCTGTGTGAAAAATTGTGGTGAGATCCCGCTTAGCCCTTACGACTCCTGTCGTCTCATGGTCATTAACCTTACATCGTTTGTGAAGGGACCTTTTGGTGAAAGTCCCACATTTGACTTCGAGCGATTCAATACGGTTGTCATGAAAGCGCAACGCCTGATGGACGACCTTGTCGATCTCGAGATCGAATGCGTGGACCGGATCCTCGAGAAGATCGAGAAGGACCCGCAGCCCCAGCACGTGAAGCAGATCGAATGGGATCTCTGGCACAAGATCAGGGCTGCCGGTCGTAACGGTCGACGGACGGGTCTCGGCATCACTGGTCTTGGTGATGCGCTTGCCGCTCTAAACGTTCGCTACGGTTCGCAACTCTCTGTCGAGACGACCGCTGCCATCTACCAGCACCTTGCGATGGGAGCCCACAAGTCGTCCTGCCAGCTCGCCGTCGAGCGTGGCGCGTTCCCTGTCTTCGACTATAACAAGGAGAAGGATCACCCGTACCTCAACCGGGTTATGAATGCCTGCGGCACTGCGACTCAGGATCAGTGGAGAAAGACCGGTCGACGCAATATCGCCCTTACGACCACCGCACCAGTCGGATCAGTCTCCTGTCTCACACGAACGACATCCGGAATTGAGCCCGCTTTCATGCTCTCGTACAAGCGTCGTCGTAAGATCACGCAGGGTGATCTCACCTCACGTCATGATTACACTGACCCGATGGGAGACCGCTGGCAAGAATACACGGTCTATCACCACTGGTTCAAGAAGTGGATGGACGTCACCGGAAAGACCGATCCGCAGGAGAGCCCGTACTGGGGCGCGACTGCCAATGATATCGATTGGGAGAAGTCCGTCGATATCCAGGCTGCAGCTCAGCAGTGGGTCGACCACAGCATCAGCAAGACCTGCAACCTTCCTAACAGCGCCACCAAGGAGACTGTCAACGCAGTCTATATGAAAGCTTGGAAGACGGGGTGTAAGGGCTTCACGGTCTACCGCGATGGGTGCCGAACCGGCGTTCTCGTCGCCACCGATGAGCCCAAGAAGGAGACGAAGAAGCTCGAGGACGGTCGACTCATTCCGAAGCGTCCAAAGAACCTTCAGTGTGACATCCACCGCGCAAACGTCAGGAACGGTGACACGTCCGAGTCGTGGCTCGTTCTTGTGGGACTTTCCGATGACAAGCCGTATGAAGTATTTTGCGGAATTCCTGAAAATATCGAGATTCCGAAGAAGTATAGAACAGGTACGCTGGTCAAGAACGGAAAGCGGGATGGCGTCACAACCTATAACCTGCAGGTTCCGGTTGGCGACGATGACAACCTCGTCTTCAAGGACATCATCAACCTATTCGACAACCCGACGCAGGGTGCTTTCACAAGGACAATCTCTCTAGCTCTTAGACACGGGGTGCCACTCCACTATGTTGTGGAACAGTTGCAAAAGGATAAGAATAGTCATATGTTTTCATTCGCCAGGGTAATCTCCCGGGTACTCAAGGGATACATCAAGGATGGTACTAAATCAACTGAAAAAGGGTGCCCTGAATGCGGCAATCCCGAGCTCGTCTATCAAGAGGGGTGCCTCTCTTGCAAGTCGTGCGGTCACAGCAAGTGCAAGTGAAGAAGAACTCGAAGAAGTAATCCGAAACCTAACACAAACGGGGTATGCAGTGAATTTCATCGCGGACGTTTCCAATCATATCAAGGCATTCGAACTCAAGGTCGACCCGATCATCATCCGGGTCAATAAGTTCGACGAGGACTCCGCAAAGGAGTTTGCGGATCTCATGAGTCGAGCCCAGAACACGGGTCAGTCGGTCATCCCCGTGGTGATCGATAGCTACGGAGGTCAGGTCTACGCTCTCATGACTATGATCGGAGCCATCAAGGGATCGCGTATCCCGGTCGCTACGATCGTAGAGGGTAAGGCGATGAGCTGCGGAGCGCTCCTCTTCTCCTTCGGA